CATTAGCTCTCGGATAGCGTTATTGATACCACTAGGCGCACATCCTTCAGCAATGTTAATTCCACCAATGTCGGTGTTATTAGCCGCTGTTGCGCTGTATTCGCTAACTTTGTTCTTTGGCATGATTATTCCCTTGACTCTAACATTCCATAATCAGCTAACAACTGAGCAGTACCAGCCCATCTCTTAGCGGAAGTAGGAGACATTTTCCGTAATTCCTTGAGTCTGTTAATACCATCTGGACTCGTTATGATCTTAGCAATTTCTTCGGCATTGACAGCAGCATCTTTACGGATAGCCCAGTCAGCAAGGGCTTTAGCAGGTTGGTCTAGCTTGATACCGCCAATAATCCTAGCAACACCAGTCGTAACGCTAGTAATCGGAGGATTCTTGAACATTTCCTCAGTCACTAGCTGGTTAAATGCAGTATCTGAACCTAGCTTCTTAGCCCGTCCAGCAGCCTCCAATACCTCGGACAAATCACGCAATGCCTTGAACTGCTCCGGTGATAATGCGGCTTGCATAGCCTTCATCTGCTTAGGATCACCGATAATAATATTCTGCCAAGTGTTACCTGTGTCTAGTTTGGCCCCTTGCTGAGTCTTTGCTGGCTTCTTAGCAAGCGTCCATTGCTCCTCAAGGAAAGACCTTGTAACAGCGTTCCATGCCTCCTCACCACCACCAGCAATGATCTGCTTCTTGGCGTAACGGATAGTCCCCGGACTAGGATTCGCAAATATACGATTAGCAAAGTTCTTGAGATTATCAGGAGACATCTGCATCAATGAAACGCCTGTAATACGCTCATCAAACTCCTTAAGCGGCTGAGAAAACCGTTCATATGCTCTGTTAGCAGCAATGTAATCAGGATTATCCTTGCCCATCTGCTCCAGCAGGTTGTTCTTAATTGCTGTTAGCTTTGCCTGAACTGTCTTATCCAAAGAGCTAAAAGCATCTTCCTTAAACATTGCATCAATCTCAAACTTTGAGTTCTGCAAGTTAGGTAGACGATCCTCAGGAACCAATTCTTTTAGCTGATTACCCTCAGCATCAATCCCCGGCTTTTGAAGCAAGTCCTTAATCTTGCGTAGGTATCCAGCAGCCCGACCACTAGCAGGCTGTGTCTTGAGCATATTGTCAATCTGGATCAATACTGGAGCCGTATTAACAGGTACAGAAGCCTCAAACGCAGCCTTGTAGATAGGTTCAGTAGCAGCCTCTCTATCGGCGATTAACTTCTGCTTTTGCTGTTCTAGTGCAGCTACACCACGATTACCAGCAACCGCAGCATCCTCAACCTGAGAGATAGTTGCCAAATAGTCATCTACTGCACTCTGTACCTTGGCTTCTCTTTCCTTGTAGAACTTCTGCATCTGTACAGAAGACTCAGGAACATTACCAATAACCTTCTGCTGTCCTAGTAGCGACGATAAGTTAGTCAACTCACCCGGAGTTAATGGGATGCCGTATTGACCTGATTTAGCCCTTAGTGATGACACTAACTGAGGATCAACCTGAGCAATATCCCTTGCCAATCTACGTTCTTGGAAGCCCTTACGAACAACAGGAGCCAACTCAGCAGTACCAGACAATAGACCAGATAGACCAACTTGGAACGGATCAAGCTCTTGACCTGCAATCTTTCCTGCAATCTTCTGACGCAGATAGTTCGTTCCAGCAGCCACAGCACTAACACCACCAACAGCAGTCGCAGTACCTAACGGGCCACCTATAGCTAATGGAGACAAAGCAACACCAGCACCAACGTCAGGAGCCATCTCCATTACGTCAGGAGCATAGTACGCCGCAGTAGCACCTAAGCCAGAGACCTCTTTGTAGAACTTACCGTCATCAGCCTGATACGCAATATCACCATCGATGATTCGGTATCTATCAGGAGATATACCACGCTGTGCTGCAAAGTAATTAACCGCAGCTTGCTTGTCCGTAGGGATACCACCCATGAAGGCAGTAGCCATACTCGCACCCCTAGATGGCTCTGATATGGCAACAGGAGGCTTTTCTAAACTCGGAGCAGTACCAATAGAAGGTTTTACGCCAGAAAACAATCTTGCCGCATAGTCAACCTGTTGCCCAACAGGCGCACCTTGTGGCTCACTAGCAAACAATCTCTTTGCGTAATCAACTTCTGCCATGATCCCACCTAAAATAGAATTCCAAATTCAGCCGCTAGCTGTCTATCAATCGTATTCAAATCCGCTGCTTTTGATTCATCAAGATTGTACTGTTTGGCAATTTCTTTGCCGCGCTGTCGAACTATGTCAGGGATTGAATCCAATGGGATTGTTTCCCAATTTCTGCCATTCTTAAGCGCATATTGCTTTCTTGCAAGGGCATATTTTGTTTGCTGAATCGTGTTATCTAGCTTTGCTTTGAATTGTGTAGGGCTATCACCATCCCATGCGTTAGTCCCTGCATTTGGTAACGAAGCCATAATACGACCAGCTTCTGCGTCAGACATAGCAGCACCAGTAATAGCCTTAATTGTGAGATTAAGGTTTTGTAATGAGTTCTGACGGTAACGAGTAAACTCAGTTAATGATGCTTGATCCTTAGGATTTAACGCACCAACTTTATCTTTTAGCGTATTCCATGTTTGTCCAAATTGACGCTGGATTGTCTGATATTCTGGTCTAAACGATCTTGAAATGTCGTTTAATCTGACTACTGCATCAGACGTTACAAGAATCTCTTGCTCAAGATTTTTCTTTGTTTCCTTGCTAAACTGGTTTGGCAATACAACTTGGATAGCTTTATCCTTAGCTGCTGCCCGTAGTTGTGGATTCAACTCACCAAGAATCTTTGACTGCTGACTTAAAAGTTGCTCTGTCTCATTAAGAATCTGAGACTTATCCATAGCACCTGCTCTTGCAATCAAAGCACTTGCTTGTTGTTGCAATGTAGGGTGAAGATTTGCTAGCTGTGATGGTAAACCAGCAATTAGTTGCGCCTTCTGATCTTCCGGCGAGACTCCAGTATTAGGAATCAAAGCAGGAATATTGTCTTCTATTTTCCATCTTCCTAACCTTGGATCAAGGCCGTAATCTCTAGCCTCATTCGCTGTTAGAACACGCTTACCACTTACGTCTGCGATTAGACCTCTTGTCGTAGAGAAAGCCTTGCCATCCCTAAAGAAAACTTGTTCTTTAGGATCAAGTCTGTCTGCTTCTTCTTTAGCAAAAGTTGCAGCCCCTGCATCGTTATTCTGTAAAGCAATAACAGCTACTCGTCTTAGCCTTGCAGCCTCAGCTTTATTCTCAGGACTTACACCAGCAAAATACGGAGCTTGTTGCGGAACATTAGTTGTAGTAGTTACTGGTGCAGGAGCAGCAGGAGCAGGAGCAGGAGCAACAGGCGCAGGTACAGATACAGCAGATGGTGTTCCCATGCCAACGCTTCCATAACCGCCACCAACAAACCCACCACCACCACTCTCAGGAGAAATGAGACCAGCAGGAACCTCAGCGATAGGTGCAGGAACCGGGGCAACTTCAGGAGCCGGTGCAGGTGCTGGTGCAGGTGCAGTTTGGCTAGGAGTTCCACCTAGTCCGTACATCTTAAAACGCTCACGGGCAGATACCTGACGGACAAATTCCTCAGGACTTACAGAAGCTAGATAAGCCAAGTCAGGATTAGCCTCAGCTAATTTTTGCAATCCTTCTAGTTGCCGCTTGGACTGCTGCAACTTCATTACGTTAGCCATCTGGTTGATACCAGATTCATACGTCTGACCAGCACCAGCAAAGCCAGCACCTAAGGCCGTTAGGACGTTCTGTAGCGGAGACCGACGATAGCCCTGTGGACTCATCCCTTGAGCCAATACGCCAGCAGCACTTAGCAATCCACCTAAGTTAGCTCGTTTTTGTAGCGCAGCCTGATCCTGTGGGTTAAGCAACCCCTGATACATAGCTGGTGTACCAGTAAATATCGGCGGTAAGATGTCTTCAATAGCCATACGTCACCCTAACAGGTTAATTTGTGGCATACCCATAGCGTACTGTGGAGGCTGTTCCTGTGACGGATTACCTCTTAGTAATCCCGGAGTAGGTGCTGCTGCCATAGGCTGAGGCTGTACAATATTCTGAAGGGCATTAGTTCCTAACTGACCAACCATCGGGTTTTCACGGTTAAACTGACCAATACCCTGAAGTCCACCCCTCATTTGCTCCATAAATGTAGGGCTAGTGCCTATTGCAGTCTGACCGACATTCATTACGGCATTTCCACCTGCTTGTAGTGATCCTGCTGCTGCGGGTGTTCCTGCTGCGAAATAAGTACCACCAGCACCCATAGGGTTAGCCAACTGAGTCCCAGCCGTAAACATTCCTGAGCCACCACCACCAGCTAGACCAGCAGTTCCAGCACTACCAGCAGCCTTAACACCTGTCATAGCAGCACCACCAAAGCCACCTAACGCACCACCCAATAACGCACCCTGTAGAGGCTTTCTAGGATTGGTAACAGCACCAACGCCAGCACCAATCATAGCCATCGTGATCGGATCACCCATTATTTACCCCCCTGCGGTGTCGTGGTGGTCTTAGTCTCCAGCGGCGCACCATAGAAGACATTAGCAGCACGTTGCAATCTTTGTAACGGAATATCTTGAGCAGCCAATCGACCTTGAATAGCCTGTTGCTCGTAACCTTCTCTAGCCTGACCAACCTGTAGGAGTCGCTGCATATCAGCATAGTCAGCAGCAGACATCTGTGGGGCGTTCTGAGCAGCAGCAATCTGTCTAGCTCTCTCAGCTTCAGCCGAGGAATATGCTAGCTGACCACCCTGTTCCGCTAATGCACGGGCAAAGATGTCCTGAGACTTGCCAGCCTGTTGACCCATTGCAGACGAGCCATAACGACCAGCCGATGAAGCCTGAGACTGTAGGTTTTGAATGTCTTGGGTATAACGCTCACCCGCTAGACGGTTAGCCTGTTCTAAAGCCCCACCTAGAAATGGATTAACGCCACGACCTTGAATCGTAGCAAGTTGTTCTTCCTGAGCAGCCTTGAGTAGCGGAGAACCGCCTACAGCCCGTTGTTGAGCCATCTGTAGGGCTTGCTGAGTAGCCGCTGACGGAGATACCGCCAAGGTCTCAGGCGCACCCGGCATAGCCTTATACAGTCTCTGAGCCTCACCTAATGAATAGGTAATGTACGGCTTAAACTCCGGGCTTATTTCCGTCTTAGTTTCTTGAGTACCGCCACCACCGCCCATATCACACCTCGCTTATCCATTTCCGAGGCTTGAATCCGTAGGCTTTGGCTCTACGTTCCCAGCCCGGCCTATGACTTGTGAAAGTTAGGTATTTGTTACCGCTTTCCCTTGCCATATTTTTGATGAATTGTAAACCTTTTTGCACCATATGATAATCATTTTCTAACGTCCAAGCACACCAAACATGGAGTTCTTCCCCTAATGGCTGCAATACAAAGAACGATTTGAAATGGTTATCCTCTAGTCCAACCCATAACCCTGACTTCTGATTCCAGCAGTCCGTGTACACATCCTCCACGATCCAACTCTCAGAACTCACCGCTTTAATCTTCTCTAATCCAGCCTTGACGCTAGGCCACCACTTCCTTAGTTGGTCAGGCTCGATATATTTGAATTCCGTCATCCGACAATAATGTATCCGTAAGTTTTGTCAGCAGTAGCGTTAGCCCAATGACTAATCGTTGCTGATCCTTGTTGTTGTGTAGAAACGTATAAGTTCGTTGTAGCTGATGGTGCAAGGTAAGACAACGTAATGATAGTCGATGGCGTTGCTGGTCTAGTCGGACTCGTATCAGTCGGGTACTGCTCCAAAGAAACGCCAGTATCACTAACCCGCCACATTACCTCAACATAGTCATTAGCGTTCATTTCCAGAACGTAATTCATCGCAGCAATCAGGTGACTAGGATCGCCTGTACTCTTTCTAGCTGGCAAATAAAACTTACTATTAGAAGCAGCTACGTTAGTGCCATTCTTACGGAACCAAATATCTACGTCCTGACCATCGTTTGACGTATTCTTAAATTGGAAAGAAAACTGGATGTTGTAAATCCCATAATTCCTGACGTTTAGCCTAGAACTATCGGAAACGTAAACTCCATTGGAATAATCTGTCGTATTAAACGTAACTGCATAGGCTGTAGTCGTGTTAGCCGCTGTCTGGTCTGTAGAGTCCTGAAACGCCCCATAGGGAGCCGAATCAGCCTCAGCAGCCGCAGATATAGGAACGAAGAAAATTAGGCTGTCGTAGCCTATACGCGAGTCGTTAAGGGTCGTTGTAACCGCATTACCAGTCGCTAGAGTAATCCGGCCTGTGTTATTGGTCTTTCCGTCCATAACCCCACGAACGACCTCAGCAACAGCCCTCTCATCCCCTCCAAATGGCGGTAATGTACGAAACTGAGTCATCGATTACCCTGTTTCATTATCTCTATGTCTGTTCCGACAACTGTTTCCCAGTTATCACCCGTCGGAGTTACTTTGACCCTGTGGTAATTGCCGTTAGCCCTAAGAGATACACGATTCTCATCGTCAGCAGCCACAGCCGTACCAAACAACACCTGATCCGATAACAGAGTACGACTTGCTATAGATACCTCTGCGCTACCGCCATCAACTATTGGTTTAGCCAGCGTAATCGTAGACCGACCCTGATTGATGTCCCCTGATACCACATAGGCTGCTTTATTAGAGTTACCGAACGTAATCACTCTTTGACCGCTAGTGCCGATCAAAATTAACTGATTGCCAGCCCATTGAGGATCATCTAGCGATACCTGCAAAGCATCGATACTTGCCGAGTAGTTATCCAACTGCTCAAGGGTTACAGTAGCTGACAAGGCAGACGCTACAGACGTAGCCGTAGTGTCAAGATACGACCATTTCCCTAGTGGAATGTTGTAAACAAGAATCCCATAGCCACCAGACTGTAGTGGGAAGCACCATAACGCTAGCTTACGGATAGGATCGACCGTAGCCGAGACTTTTAGGCGTATATCCTGCCGGGAAACACGGTCAAAGAACCAGCGATTAACCTTTTCCTCGCCGATATTTGAAAAATCTTGCCCATTACAGGAATAAAAACCGTCATCCGCTAGGAAATACGTTATCCCACCGAATTGAGTGATTGACCCTGGAGCCAAACACCCCAAAGACCGAGAAATAGCGTCAAATTGAAAGAAAAACGGGGAGCCTGAATAGCTCATCCGATATATGGCACGTTCTAGGAAGATCAAACCATACTCGCCACCCGCTAAACCTGTAATATCCCCGCCGTCAGGGATGATCTGCACATCCGACTGAGAAGCAGCACCGGGAGTCCAGTCTGTCTCATCGTTAATATCCGACCAGTAGACCTTATTTTCATCACCTGATGCGTTAGCCGCCACCACAAAGTCACGAACTACCGTCACATACTTAGCTTGTGGAGCAGCAGCAGCCAAATCAGCGAAATAAGTACTAACGCCAAGCTCATAAGCCTGTAATTTATCAGCACCATTAGCCGCAATCACCTTACCGCCATACTGAGTAGCATCCCAATACTCAATCGCACTATAGCCAGTCGTAGTCAACGGGTCTAAATCTAAGTCACCTGCGTCAAACTTGTACAAGTTAGAGGCTGATCCAGCAAAAATCGTCGTAACACTACCCAACTTTGCACTAAAGGCTAGCAACAAATCAGCACCAGCAGCGTCAGATAGGTTTGATTCACCCTTAAAAGGCGCATATCCGCTAGTTACTGGATAGCAATTCACAGCCTCTGTGACTGCCCCTGTAACTCCGGGCTGATCTGGTAGCCATTCACCGAAATTGATCGTTGCCATTATTGTCTGACCCAGTTGTTATTTCCTGCACTTTGGTTCGTCCAAACACTATCACCACTAGGAATATTCGTCCATGTATCAGACGATGGAGAAGTCTGCGACCATGTATTTGATCCAGCAGACTGAGCATCCCAAGTATTGACGCTAGGTGTCGTATCTGACCATTCCTCGCCAACGATGATCCCGCTACCGCTAAATATAGCTGTGCCAATCACGTTAGCAAAACCACCAAATGTCGCGTTAGGCAAGCAGTTGACTATCGCCTCAGCATTAACCGAGGCAAAACCTTCGTACTCAACACCACCGTTAGCCGTTACAGTCGCGTCACCTGTAATCTGACCTGATGCAGTCCTGACTCGAATACCATCAGCAGTAATCGTAGCAGCACCAGATACAGCAGCATTACCGAACTGAATCCGAATACCTGTCGCAGTAACAGTCGCTGTTCCATTAACAGCACCGCTACCTGCATAAACCGCAAAACCAGCCGCTGATACTGTTGCCGATGCTGTAACACTCGCTGAGGCTGATGCAACAATACCGCCTAGAGCCGTGACTGTAGCCGTACCAGAGATAGCAGCAGCAGCATTTTGAATTCTTATCGCATTAGCTGAAACTGTCGCTGTACCGCTGACAGCACCACTCGTAAACCTAATCCTAAAAGCACTTACCGTAACCGTCGCACTAGCCGAAATACTCGCATCGCCAAACAATACAGCCCCACCTAGTGAGGCAAATGGAGACTGAGCTAATGCGCTAATACCAAACATTTAGACAATCACCCATCTAGCACCAGTCGGAACCGTTACCGTCACCCCTGTGTTTAACGTGACGTTCCCAGAACTCAGACCGTTGTAATTCGTTGGCAAAGTCAAAGATGTAGCTACAGTATTAGCATTTAGGAAAATACCGTTAGACGCAGCAAATGAAGCATCGTAAGCAATGTCTGAGGCATCCCCATATACAGCCTTACTTGATGGATACGTTACGAATACGTCTTTGCTATTGGCTGCAAAGTTAATCGCTGCTGTAGTTCCTGAGCTATTTGATAGGATCGTATTCCTAGCTAACGTCGTACCGCTAGACGTATAGGTTCCGATACCGACTTCCCATGTATTCGCTACGGAATCAACAATGGCGTAGTAAGTTGTATTCCCGTTGCCAATATCAGCAAACGAGCGAAATCCTGACGCAGCACCAGCTAACGTCAAAGTACCAGTACCGGAAGTAGTACTGGTCTCTTTGATCCTATCCTTAACGACCAAAGGCATGATTTATCCTTATGCCAGAGTGACGCTCAAGCTACCGATAGCAATCTTGAAAATATCACCGTTATCAATCGTTTTGGATGTATCTAGGGCTGTGTGATACAGCAGGTTGCCGCTAGTCGAGGCATCGTGGATACCAATCCAGCCAACCGTTCCCCAGTTGCCTGTAGCCTGTGGGAATTCTACCGCTGCACTATTCGTTGATACACCGTTACTAGGCGCACCAAACGTCACCGCAGTACGAGCATACGAACCACCGGATACCTCAGTACCACTACCTGCATCAGTTGGGTCAGACGTAAACAGACCAACATAAACCGTTGCAGGGCTGGTGTAACTTGTATTTCTCAGAGTCGCGTTAATAAGCGCATCCTCAAGATATGTTGACATTTCTGCCATGATTTACCTCACGTTATAAGACATAGACATAGGCTGACCGCTGTATTCACTCGACTGGTCAGAGTTCGTAATCGCCGTTACAGCACGATCATATAGGGTTGCCCATGTCTGAATACGGGCATCATTCATTAGGTACGGCTCTGCTTCAGCCAAAGACGCATACAGCAAAGCATCAGGGTAATTTGCTAGGAAGATGTTGCTAGAATTGCTATCTGACAACAGAGTAGGCTTGCCGTAGTACAGCATCTGAAGCACATAAGTACCGTCAGGAGATGGTGCTAGCTGTATCTCAGAGCCTAGAATCGTGTAGTCAATAGGCTTACCACCCTCTGTAACCCTAGACTCAGCGTAGAAGCTATTAGGAGCCTTGTAGCGCAATGTAGTCACCGGATTAGTGTTCAGGTGAATATCGCGCATCTCTAAGAAGTCTGTAGGTAATCCAACAGTAGAATCCCCACCTGTAGTCGA